CTCGGCGGAAGACCTTCAGCATAAGCGAATTGTGCCACCCCGGAAGGGAAAGGCAACACGGCTTTTTCCCAGAGGATAACCGAACGGATCATACAGCGCGACCAGCCAGAAAGAAAGGTCTTGGAGCGTGCATAAATAAGATTGCGCCCGGAAGCTTTTTTGAGAAGACGAATTGCATCCCAAAACTGAAAGTCTTCGTAGACCTCAGAAGGATTCACCAGCGGATTATATATTGGGTTATTTTCCATGTTGTTTTCTGTATTATGATACTACAAATGCCATTCAAACGCTTTCTCTTGCCCCTGCGGGGCGTTTATGGCTCGAATCTTGCGCGTCGTCTTCTACCACCTTTCCCCACTGTTGCAAGCCATGTCGTGGCGTCTGAGGCTGAGAAGGGGCTGAATAGGACAATCCAGAAGTGCAGGTTTGCGCGAGGACAACAGCGAAGAAAGCTCCCTGACGGGCTCCCACAAAGCCGGAACTGCTGCACCCGCTAGGACCAACCCGGCCTGATCCCGGTCGCCTTCGGTTTCACGCAGACCTGGCACGCCTTGGTGCGCCTTGAGGGCGCCCCGACAGCGTGCCAGGTCTGCGTTACACCTACGACGACCGACGGCCTACGGTTAAGGGAGGGAGGGAGCAGACGGTTGTTTTCAGAATTTTCCATGTTTAGCCATTTCAAGCGACCGACGACCGACGAGAACCGACAGGCAGACGACCCGAATCAGCGTGAAAGTCGGACCACATAAAGAAAGCAATATCCCGGCACTTTTCCCACGCTTCCTCGATACCCTGCAAATCCCCGATTTCATACCGGACATAAGACCGCCAGCCCGTTTCAAGATGTCTCACCCACATTTCACGATCTTGATAATGAAAAGACACCACACACCCGCGAGCATGGATTTCATCTTTCATGCATTGAATACGCGCATTGCGCAAACTTAAACGAACCTTCAGAGTTTCATTTTGATTATCCATAACACCACTAACCTACCACAGCCCCCCCCGGTTGCAAGAGCATTGTTCTACGTGGAACACTTTGACACTCCCTTTACATTTGGCGCAAGTGTTCAAGTAATTGAACGGGCATACCACATCAAAGCACTCCCGACAATCGCGCAAGGCAAATAAATCGTGATGGTCACATACACCGGCCCCAAGATGCAAAAGCTAAACAGCAATCCCAAAGGAAGGCAATCCCCGATTATCTCAAGCATACCGCCCCCGAAATTGACCGAGACCCCACCGATCTGCATTTGTGCAGACGAAGCCGCTTGAATGAAATCCGAGAGCATACCAGGAAGGGAAACGAGGAACGCAAGAAAGTTCTGGTCGGCCTCAGCCCGAAGACTGGCCAAGGCGAAAAACGAAGCATTAACGGCCATAATAATAACCATGCCAAGCAAGAGCATTATAACCGGAGCCTTCAAAGAACCGATTGAAAAGCCAGCCGCACTCGGTCTAGCTTCCACAGTGGTAGAACCAGAAGAGCCGGGCGTCGAGTAAGCCAGCGCGAGCCCGGAAAACATAGCACGGTAGACAAGACGCCCATAGAAAGAAATCGCCAGCGCAGAAATAACGATTTTTATCAGATTCAAAACTGTACGAATCGGAGCATACGGAACCGGGACCCGGAACTCATGACCGCAAATGGTAAAAGGAATTTCTTCAGGGATCACACCTTTCGGAGGCTCCCACGACCGAGCCGACACCATAACACCCGCCCACCCGGCAACGTCAGCATAACCCGGCAGACCCGTCCACACATTCCACACCCCGGACGAGTTAAACGTCGAAGAGATAAAACCCGCAGGATCAGAAAAAAACCGCTCGAACCCTTGCACAATGCGACTAATCCAAAGAGCCAATTTTTCCCATAAACCGATGTTAACAGATTTATTCAACTCATCATCCCGGCCCTCACGTTTTTTGCCTTGGCGTATTAATTCATCAAGATCCGCATCAATATTCAAAAGCGGTTGCCCCAATGCGCCAATGGATTTATTCAACTCGTGGAGATTGGGATTTGGGTTTGGGTCGCTTTCTCCATCGGGAGTTTGCGGATTGGGATCAGTATTGCCCGGCTCCAATGGCTCAGGCGGTGATGGCTCTTCGGGATCGACAGGCGCAGGATCCGGAGCCCCCTGCCTAACTATAGTTTCAATATCAATACCCGTTTCCCTTGGCTCTTCGGATTGATTCAATTCCTCATCGACCGTCACCTCCACCGAAACCGCTTGCGGATCAATCCATTTTGGAGTTGTTTCCCCGGTATCGGGATCAACTTCCTCACCGCCATATTTTTCCACAACAACGGAAGGATGACCCCCGCCAGCAGTTTGATCTCCCGTTACAGTACCAACATACCGCCCGGTTACAGACTGCCCCGGCTGAAGAATAATCGTTTCCTCTTCCCCATCCGGAGCCGTGATTTTTACACGGACCGGATCACCGCCAGCCGGATTTGGATTTTTATAGTCGAATGTCCCTTTCACCTTTTTGTCAGGAATCCGGATTGGAGGAGGCCCAAGATTGCTAGTTACAACCCAATCTATCAACTGAATCTCGCCCAAATAGTGCATCTCCCCTCGTTCAGTGCTCGGAATCATACCCCGCGCTGGCTGGTTGGGCTGCCACCCCATCCCCACCCAATATTGAGCATGCGTCCCTTCGGGATACCAACCAAAAGAACGCACCCAAACGAAAACCGAACAAGTACCCGATCCATGATGCCTGTTGAACCACTGGGCGACCGTCTCCGTGGCACCTTCATTGGCAAAAGCCTGGGTAAACATGTCGAAGATGATCCCCTGACTGTTATTCTCAGCAGCGATCCGCCAGAAAGGCGAGGGTTGCTGGTTTGGCCAAAAATAAAACAAATTATCATCAATATCCCAACGCAATTCAGAATCAAGATTTATCACCCCCTCCACATATTGCACCGCAGAAGGATCTGAGCGAAAATACATTGAATTTAGGCCATACTGCTGAATACTAAAAGTCCCCAAGGAAATGTCATACGTTTCCTCCCCGAACGCAAACAGAGAGGACAGGACCAACGCAAAGATTGATTTATAGATCATCACTATCCTTGCCCAAAAGCTTAACGAACAATCTACCAATACCGAGAAGAACCCCGGCAGCAAAACCATACAGGAAAATTTCTATCGGAGTCATAATCAGTCGAGATTGCAGAGAATAACTAAAACGCCGAGGATTGCACCCAAGGCAAAAATGATAGTTTGAAGTTCGGTCATAAGAAAAAGTTGCGGTTTGTCCGATACCGCAAAACGGCCCCCCGATTAGCGGAAGAATTTCAGGATGAAACGCGCCCCGCGATACATCACATAAAGCGCGATAATCGCAGTGACGATGGTAGTCGCATCGCCAACGGCCGTAGTAATATCAGTAACGATAGTTTCCATAGTTTGGATAATCTGGTTTAGGTTGGGTTGGTCTCGGCCCGGGTGGCTTGGACACTTAGAAAGGAGTTAATAAACCCAACGAAAGACGGGTCACGCGCTACGCGCGTTCCCCGCTTTCGTGGATGGAAGGACCCCGGCCGACAGGTCAAAAACAAAATTCTTCACGGTCACCCTATTCTTGGCCCCTTGACGCTTGGATGCTTCAATGCCGGACGCGATCACGGTTACAACCCGCCCCTTTTCCAGCCCTTGTGGCGGCTCCCCGTTTTCATGATAGACGACCATTTCAACGGGTAACACATCCCCGTCGCCCCATTCCAATTCGCAAGCCACCGAGGTCATTGACGACGAAGGACGCGACCGCCCGGAAGCGTCAATTTTGGCCTCAAAGGTACGGGTTTCAGGTTTTCCACGGATTTCAAGATTGAGTTTCATGATTTTTGTCAGATTTTGATTTTTAGAACAAACACAGAAAGCCCCCGATTTTCACCGGAAGCAAGACTTTTTTTCACCTTTCTATTCAATCCCGCTCCTAGAACGGAATCGCGCCCCGCATGAGCAACGGAGAAATCTGAAAAATTGCGCCTAAATCCTTGCACAAATCCCGGCATTCCCCGCTTTCCAAATCCCACCAATCAGGCACATCAAGAACGTCCCGAGCCTCGGCCACGCTGTAATCATACCACGATTTAGACAGACGCCCGTAGAAACCCCAACCGTTATTTGTCCACAAGATGACCGAACGAAAGGCGGTTTCGAGTCGCTCACGGTATGTTTTTTTCGGAGCAGGAACGGCCGCCCGCTCGACTTTATCCCCTACCTTTTCGGAGGAATCCGACGGCACACCCCAAAAGCCTTTGGAAGTGCCATAAATCCGGATTCTGCAAAGATCAAGCATCCAATCCGGCCACAGTTGCCCCTTGCAAACGTACTTGCATAAGTACTTGATTCCCCGAACGTCAACCCTTTTTAGGTCTATCCCTTGCGGAGAAGAGCCAGCGAGCCAGCGCGAACCGATCACCCGGAGGACATCGGCAAATTGCCGACGAGGCACGCCGCCCCGGAAGATTAAAATGTGCCAATGAGGCCACCCGTTTTCTTGAGTTTCCAATTTCCAAAGGTGTTCAAACTCTCCGAGGTATTGCCGCAGGTCATACATCACTCGCCGCAACACATCAGAGCCCCATTCAAACCCATCCAGCTCATCCAAATGCTTTTCCGGATCCAGCGTAAGCGTCAAGAGGACGAGCTTTTTACGAGAGCCAGCTTTTTCAAGCAGTCTGCGAGCGAGCCGAGAACCTTTAATGGCCGCACCTTCAGAGGTGTACCAGCCCGTTTCCTTCAATCTCTGAACTTTCATTTTCTGGCCTTTCAGTTTCTGGACTTTCGGTTTTTTCCTCGTACAGGTGTTTGAATTGGTTGCGGTACCGTTGAAGCTCCGCTTGCTGATCCATGATTCCCTTTTCGACCGACATTTGAAACGGAGTCAGAAGCCGCACAGGGTTTGCCGATACACCGCCCACAGATTCCCCCGGAACGAGATCACGGAGCGGAACACCCTGCGCGGAATCCCCCTTGCCCGGATCAATCCCCAAATCAATATCCGATATGCCCTCGGCAATAGTCGATTGCAGCCCTTCTTGAGTTGGCAGTTGAAGCAAGGCGGCTTGCCCGGCATGACGCATCACCATGACCAGAAAGCCCACAAGACCAGCCAACAACAAAATGGCCGCAGGAATGACAATGCGAATATTGATACCCCTTTTTTTTCCATCCGTTTCACCATGACCCCGGCCCTGAACACCGACCCCGCCCGAAGTGTCATAAAGGCCAAAAAAAGGTTTCGGATCAAATTCAAAGCCATCCGGTTGCTTATCGGTACCAGTTGCGTTCAAGAACTTTAACACTTTCACCCGGCGGGAATGCGACACCCAAGAGAGAGCCGCTTTTTGTGTGCTAAGATTGCTGCAAAGCCAATACTCCTGACCAAGATTCCTGACTTGCTTTTCCACCTGTTCGATTTTCTGCGTAAGCAACAAAACACGGTCATTGACTTTTCGGTGTTGGGTTGCCCAAAACTGAGTTGCCATCCCGACCCGTTGCCACTGACGAGCGTGGAAATGAATATGTACTTCGTCGATCACGTACAGAATACCCCTTTCGCAAGAAGTATCCAGAGCCGAAAAAGAGAGGTCCGGGACTTCGTAAGAAAGGCCAGTCAGGGAAACAATAGGCAAATCAAAAGAACCTTGTGTCCCGATCCGAGCAAGATAGAACTGCGATATCTCCTCATCCCCAAGAATCCGAATCCGCTTTTCGCATGCCTCAATCCCGAAACGCTCCCACCATTCGGAAAGGACAAGAGGCAGGTTTGTCACAATGAAACGACCGCTAGGATTTTCCATTTCCGCGACCATTTCACGGATAGCGGAGATTGATTTTCCCCCGCCCGGCTTGCCACAAATGTAAGTAATCATGAGTTAAATTCCTTGAATGAAAGTTGGATGTCGAGATCAATTTTGACAGTCACAGAGCAATCCCCTTTTGAAAGGATAGGGAAGCCAAACCACGTTTCCCCGCAG